CAGACATCTTCATTAGGTTGTTGTTGTCATTGGTAGGGTGGGTGGGGGTGGGATAGGGACACATGGGTTCGCTACGCTCACAAAGATAGAGGACGGATAACGGGGGTATACTCATTAACTACCCCCGATACCGGAAAGACATGGCAACAGCAAAGACAGGCAGTTTTTACCTAACCGAAACAGTGACTTTACCAGCAGCAAACCCAAACGGCTCTGCAGGGAGACAGACAGGCACACTTGATTTGAGTGCTTATGTGAATGTACCAACAGGTCAAGCAATAGCAATCGACCAGGTGGATTTCATTTGGCAACGTGATGCAGATTTTGGAAATGACATTTCTAACTATCTTGCTAGTGAACCTGGTTCTCTTACAATGCAACTTACTGATTTAAATCCCGGTAATGCCTTTGTTCGAGCAGACAATCAGTCTTTGGTGGCTAGTGGCGCTCTAAGTATTGATGACATCTCTGGTGCTACCTTTGCTTCTGATATTTACCCTGATAACTTTGGCCCAAGTGGCTTGAGTGATATGTTCATTGTAGTTAACGACCAGTTGTATCTTACAGCAGGTAATGATGTTGCGAATGTAGGCAGCGGTTATCTATCATGTACTGCACGTATACGTTGCCGAGTAGTCAAACTATCGACCAAGGACTGGATGGCAGTAGCAATTCAATCAACAGCAGCAGACAACTGAGGCGGTCTTTGTGGCTGACCCATACCGACCTACTGAAGATTGGCATGAAGGATACCAAGCAGGTTATGAAGCCGGCTTGAGAACCGCCCGCCGAGACATAGGCTCAGATTTAGGAGATCCAGGTCCTAAATCTAAAGCAAAGAAACCACGCAAGGCACATGCTTACAATCTTGAATACAAGAAGCAATATGCTAAACTAAAGAAGAAGCACCCACGTACGTCCTTTGCAGGTCTAGCAAAGAAAGCCCATAAGGCAACCAAGAAGGTGATGAAGTAATGGCTGAAGATATGGTAGCAAGACAATTGATTAAGCAAGTTCCTACAGTTACTGCCGCAATGGAGTTTGTTGGTACCGATACAATCGTAATTACACCAGGTGTTGGTACTGGTCCTGGTTGGGAAGTAGTCGATAATGGTAAATTGTATTTAGTTTGGAGGGGATATATTGACTTGGCTGGATATACTCAAAATGATTTAACTTTGTTTACTCAAGCGGTAGATATTCAACATGGAGCATTAGACTTAGCGGGGCCTACTGTATTGAATAGTTGTCATATTGATTTAGTCACTACACGTCGGTTAAGAGATACAGAATGCCATCTCTATGCGGCTGGTTTTCTGAACCCTGCTGTCGATGGCGATTGTTTAGATATTCAGGAAGTGGTATATGGTGAATGGGCTAACTATGTCCCCTATGCTAGTACATATCCTGCTCTGCGTCAAATTGGGGGGGATAGTTTTGGTGTGGGGAATCCTACAGCCAGCGACCGCCTTCATATTACTAGAATTATATCGACTGAAGGAACTGGTAGCGAAGCGGTATTTTTTGCTGCTACGAACTATGTTATTGGGGGCGTTACTGCTCATGAAAAAGACCTGGTCTATATCGAAAGACTCCGTCGCGCTTACACTCAGGAAAGGAACTTAGATGGCTAGTCTTGGATTAGTTCCCATCAGTAGACCCCATGAAGCATCTGATAATGAAGTGTACCAGGCATGGGCTGAATATACCGGCGTCCCTGAAGCCCTCGGTGGTGGTTTGGGTTTTGTTGGATTACAAGCAGCAGTACAGGGTGCGCAAGCAAAGGGAACGATGAAATTAGGATTACCCGGTTATCCCAAAACCTTTGGCGCCGCTTTCAAACTAGAGTTTATTGGGGGTACTATCCTCATGGCTACGGTTCTAACATTCATAGACCCCGAGCATAAGATTGAGGGATGGGGATTAGATGAAACAAGATTCTACAAAGAACATCTTGAGGGTACTTGGACTGAAATAAAAGCCAATGCAATTACTAGTTCTATTCCTCTTCAGGGGAAACTTCGGTTTTAAGTTTCATTTGAAACAACTCTTCTTTGACTCTACGGTTTCTAATCTCTCTGATTAGTTCTTCATACAATCCCTTTTCATAATCAACTACAAATTGAACCATATCTCTTCCAGCAATTAAACTGGCTACATATTGTAACTCTTCTGTTCTCCATCCTTCAAACTTCTTCATTCCCAATACACCTGCCTTTCATTTTCTCGCCATTCATAGTGACAATCCAAACAAAAAAACTGTTCCCACTCCCAATCATCATCCATACAAACGTCCAAGTTTAATTTATCTCCTTTGCATTGTGGGCAACTCATTGTTTAGCCTCCCTTTTTGCTTGGATTGCCCTCTCCCAATCCTTGATGATGTATTCTAGGGCTAGTGATCTATTGTTCCCGTATCTCTTCATTGCTCTATTCAGTATTATAATGCAGTCATGAGGCAATGTAACTGAAATTGTGTTACGGGTAGCCCCTTGCACTCTCCTATTAATTCGGGTCATATTACTGGCGACTCTATGATTACTAATAATACTATGTTTTTTGAAATGTGTTTTGCAGACATCTTCATTAGGTTGTTGTTGTCATTGGTAGGGTGGGTGGGGGTGGGATAGGGACACATGGGTTCGCTACGCTCACAAAGATAGAGGACGGATAACGGGGGTATACTCATTAACTACCCCCGATACCGGAAAGACATGG